CCAGTGACGGCGGCAGGGCAAAGCGCGCGCCATCCCGCGCCAGCCGCGCCTCGGCCAGCCAGCGCGTGGCGGTGGCCGCCGCCTCGGCCGGCGTCAGCACCATCGGCAGGTCGCTGCCGCCCACCCGCTCGGTCCCCGGCACGGGAAAGGCCGCCTCGGCCACGCGGCTGGCGTGATCGCCCTCGGCCTCGACATAGCTCAGCCGGATACGGTCGGCCGTCTCGCCGGCCGGCGCGCGGACCAGTTCGGCGCTGCCCTCGACATCGGGCGACAGGGCCAGCCGGTCGGGATCAAGCGGCACCGCACCCCCGCCATCGCGCCGCGAAAACCGCAAGGTGCCCTCGCGCTCGGCAACCTCGGTCGCATGGGCCAGCAGCAGCGGCTGCAAGGCGGCCCGCGCCGTCCCGGGATCGGACAGCGCATAGCCGCGCACCACCCCTTCCACCCCCGCCGTCCCGGCATCCGCCACCCCGGCGGCAGCACAGATTTCATCCAGCACCGCCGCCAGAGGCTGCCCCGCCGCCCGGCCGTTCAGCCAGTGGCCCGCCTCGTAATTCGCGGCATCCTGCCAAAGCGCGCCATCGGCCGGAAAGGCGGGAAACGGCCGCGCATCCCAGGCCCAGACCAGCGAGCGGGCAAAATCGACCATCGGCCCGCCATAGACCGGCGATACCGGATTTCGGGCGGGGTCGGTCCAATGGGCATGCATCGCCTGCAGATAGGCCAGCTGCATCAGGTCATCGCGCCGCCCGTCCGAATAGACCGGCAACCCGGATTCCGAGGATTTGGGGTCAAGGAAGCGGTTGGGCTGGTTCGCGCCCTTGTCCACCGCCGCGCAGCCGTATTCGGTAAAGCGGATGGGTTTCGACCCCGGCTGCCACGCCGTCGCCACCGCCTGCCGCACCCCGCCGATCCGCTCATGATGGGCGTTCGCCCACCAGCCGGCCAGGTCCTTGACCCGATAGACCCACGGCTCTCCCTCGGCCCCGTCCTCGATCGGCAGGCGGCGCTGCGCCTCGCGGCCGTTCGGGTCATCGTAGTACCAGTCAAACCCCTCGCCCCCGGCGATATTGGCGCGCAGGTAGTCGGGGTTGCTGGCGCTGCCCCAATGGGCATCGGCATGGCCTTCACCGTCCCGCCAGTCGGCCAGCGGCATGTAATTGTCGATGCCGACGAAATCGATGTTGGCGTCGGCCCAAAGCGGATCGAGCGGAAAACGCAGATCGCCCCCTGCCTGCTGCCCGGCATATTCCGTCCAGTCGGCCGCATAGCCGATCTTGACCGACGGCCCCAGAATCGTCCGCACATCCGCCGCAAGCGCCCGCAGCGCCTCAACCGCAGGATAGCCCGCCGCCCCCCGGACCTGCGTCAGCCCCCGCATCTCGGAACCGATGCAGAAGGCCTCGACCCCGCCCGCCAGCGCGCAAAGCCGGGCATAATGCAGGATGAAGCGCCGGTAGCGCCATTCATCCGGGCCGGCATAGCCGATCTGCCCGCCCGAAACGCTGAAATCCGCCGGGCCGGCGGTGCCGAAGAACGCCGCCACCTCGGCATCGGCCGCCGCCGTGCCCTCGGGGCTGCCGGGGCGACCCGCCGCGACCGATTGGGTGATCCGCCCCCGCCAGGGCAGAACCGGCTGATCCGCCGCCTCCGACCACGGGTCGGGCAGACCGTTGCCGGCCAGTTGCTCCATCAAGAGGAACGGATAGAAGGTCACCGCCTTGCCCGCCGCCTTCAGCGCGGCGATGGCCTCCAGCACCGCCGCATCCGCAGGCGTCCCGCCATAGATCGAGCGGCCTTCGTCCTTCGGCACCTCCAGCGCATCGGCCCGCCCGATACCGCCAGCCCGCCAGGGCATGCCGACGCCGTCATGCGCCTTCTGTTCCACCTTAGGCCGCACCCGGCAGACGCCGCAGCGCAGATCGTCGCCGAACCAGCTGACCACCAGCGAGGCCGCCCCCGCCCCCGGCAATTCCTCGGTCAACTGCCGCAGCGACAGGGCGAAATCTGTTTCTTCGCTGGCGCTGTGGATGTTGGCGGGCTGGGTCACGCCGGGCCCGGTCTGGTAATGGACCGCCGTTGTGGCAAGGGTATATTCCCCCGTCCCCGGGATCACGCAGACCCCCGGCACAATCCCCGCCATGCCCGGATGCATCGCCGCCGCAGGCCCCTGCGCCGGGCGAACCACCTCAAAGCTCAGCTGCGGCACCCGGTTGCCGAAGCGCGACAGATCGAGATCTTCGATCACCACATAGGCCGTGCCGCGATAGGCCGGCGCATTGCCCGCCCCCTCGACCGCCTCAATCTTGGCATCCGGCATCTGGTCTTCGGTGCCGCGATAGACCCGCATCGCCAGGCTGCCCGGCGCAATCTCGGTCCCGTCGGCCCAGACCCGGCCGACCGAGAGAATCTCGCCCTCGCACAGCGCCACGGCCAGACTGACCGAATAGCTGTAGCTGTCGGTCTTTGGCTGCGGCATCCCCTTGCCGCCGCCGGTCCGCGTCACATTCTCCTGAAAGCGCGAGGCCCAGATCACCTGTCCGCCCAGCCGCACCCGCCCCCAGACCCGCGCGATCCCCGCCCCTTCCGAGGCGCCCATCAGCCGGAACCGGTCAATCTTGCCGGTCTCGACCGGGTCCGACCCCGCCCCCATCAGGCGCTGGTCGATCACCCGGCCCAGCGTTGCCCCGATGGCCCGGCCGATCACCGCGCCCGACAGGCCCAGCACCGTGCCGCCAAAGCCGGCACCCAGCGCGGCACCCGCCGCCGAGAGAAGGATCGTCGCCATGGTTCAGGTTCCTTCGGGAAAACGAAAGCGCGCCGCAATCCGCCGCGCCCAGGGTTCGGAAAGTGCCGTCTCGCAGACCGCATGGCCGGAATAGGCATGGATGAAACGCGGGCGGGCGCCGGCCTCGGTCACGATGCCCAGATGCTTGGCCACCGCGCCCTCGCGCATGCGGAACAGCAGCACATCGGCCGCCGCCACCGGGTCTTCATCGCCCACCGGACGCAGCCAGCGCAGGGCCGCCGCCATCAGGTCTTCGCGCCCGCCGGCTTCGGACCAGTCGGCGGTATAGGCCGGAATCGCCTCGGGCAAGGGCCCCAGAACCTCGCGCCAGACCCCCAGCAAAAGGCCCAGGCAATCGGTCCCCGCCCCCCGGCAGCTGGCCTGATGCCGGTAGGGCGTGCCCAGCCAGCCGCGGGCCGCCGCAACCACCGCCGGCCCGGTCACAGGCCGCGGCTCCCGCCGTCATGGGTGCGCCCCGGGGCGGGATAGGCCGTCAGCCAGTCTTCGCCCGGAACATGCGGAAAGCCGCGGAAATTCGCGAAGTTGGCGAATTTGGTCCGGCAGGTGGCGGCCGTCCGGTCGCAGCCCGCCACCAGCCGCAGCCGGTCCCCCGGCGCCGGCATCGCCGCCAGCGGCTCCCACAGCTCGATCCGCCGCCCGCCGGGGGCCGGATCGTCGCGGCGGATCATCGCCACCAGCCCCGCCGCCGGGCCATCCAGCGCCGTCAGCGACCCGCGCTCAAACCAGCCGGTCGCCTGATCGGCCGGCCCCAGGATCAAGAGCCCGCCCAGATCGTCCGCCCCCGCCAGCTCGCCTTCCGCCGTGTAGCCCGCCTGCGACAGATCAAAGCCGCAGCGCGCATCCCCCGGCACCGCCGAGCAGCCGGCCTGATACACCCGCCCCTGCGGCTGGTTCAGCGCATCGCTCAGGCCGCGCAGTTCCACCCGGAAACTGCCCGCCGCCCGCGTCACCTCGCCGAAATGGCCGCGGAACAGCACGATCCGCTGATCCGGCGCCACCCAGTTCACCTGCCAGCACCGCACCTCGGCCCCGTCAAAGCGCCCCGCCGCGATGTCGGCCTCATCAATCGCCGCCGATGTCAGCGCACCCACCGCTTCCGAGTTGTCCACCGCCAGCCCGGTGACCTGCTGAAAGGCCCGCGCGGTCATGCCTGACGCGGCACGGAAGGTCACGCCGTCAAAGCTCAGGTCGCGGTCGTGATCGGTAAAACCCATCACCACCCCGTCGCCGCGCGTCACCGACCAGCAGCGGCAGACCGTGGTCACGCCCTCTGCCAGATGGGCCAGCAGCCCCGCCCGATCCGCCGTCACAGCCGCACCTCCACCACCGGAACCGCCGGAACCTCACCCGCCCGGAAGGACGCCATCGAGATCTGGATGCGGTCGGTGTCAAACCGCACCGGCACGTCAAACTCGAACCCCGCCGTCACCTCGGCCCCGATGTCGGGCGGCAGGGCAAAGCGCACCAGCCCGGTCGCCGGATCGACCGTGAACTCCTGCCCTTCCACCTTGGGGTCGCCGCCGACCGCCACGATCACCGTTCCCGCCACCGGCTTGACAATCGGGCGCAGATATTCCGCCTCGCCCGACCGATAGACCTTCACCAGGGCAAATTCGGTGCGGATACCGTCCCCCATGCCCAGCCGCTGATCGAAATGCGTCAGCCGTTCCGATGGCAGGGCAGACCGGTGATCGGCCCAATCCTTCCAGCGAAAGCCGTGCAACTGCCCGCGCCGCGCCTCGAAGAAGGCCAGAAGCCGCTCAAGGTCATCGGGGCTGCGCAGCCCCATCCCGGCATCATAGCGGCGCAGCGAATGCTCCCAGGGCGTGTTGCGCTCTTCAAAGCCGTTGGCCAGCGTGACGATCTCGGTCCGCCGTTCGGGGCCCCCGGCCGCCCCGAAACTCAGGTTCGCCGGAAAGCGGATGTCGTGAAAGGCCATGGTTCCCCTCAGCGGTTGCGCTGGCCGCGCGCCAGCATGCGTTGCGCCTGTGCCGCGATCTGCGTCTGGCTGCGCTGAAAGCCCTGCACGTCGGGCGTCTGGATGTTCATCACCACGGTCACCGGCCGCTGGCCGCCGCTGGCCTGCACGCCCAGCCGCCCGTCCGCCCCGCGTGCGAGCGGCATGATCGCCTCAGGCCCCGCCTCGCCCATCAGCCCGGTCGCGCCGCGCATCGGAAAGGTGACGGGCGCGCTGACCACGCCACCCTTGGCAAAGGGCATCACCCGGCCCTGCGAGAATGCGCCGCCCTTTTCAAACGGCATCAGCCCGCCCAGAAGCCCGATCAGCCCATTGGCCACCGCCCCGCCAAGCGCGTTCTGCACCGGCTTCATGGCGATGGAATAGATCGTGTCCACCATGCTCTGCGCCACCGTCTTCAGCGCATCGCTCAGCTTCATGCCGTCAAAGACCAGCCCGTCGAAGGCCCGCCGCAGCCCGCCCCCGATGCCGCGCGACAGGGTGCCCACCTCGCGCTCGGTGAAAACCATGCTGTCACGCAGCCGGGCCAACTCACCCTCAAAGGCCGCCGCCGCAGGCACCGCGCCGCCCAGCACCGCCTCAAGCGCCGCGATCTGCTCCTGAAGATCGTCGATCTCCGCCATCCGTCCGCTCCTTCATCCCGTCGGGAAAGGCCGCTGCCAGTTCCTCCAGCCGCGCCCGCGTCAGGGGCGGCGCCATCGCCTCCGCCCCCAGCATCATCCGCAACTCGACCGGGGTCAGGCGCCAGAACGCCTCGGGCGTCAGGCCCAGCCGCCCGATCCCGGCCCGCATCAGGCCCGCCCAGTCGATGCCGCTCATGTCTCGCCCGGCAGGGCAAAAGCCCGCGCCAGCAACTCGGCCGCCACCCGCGCCGCCTCGACCGCGCCACCGCGGATTTCCGCCGTGCGCATATCGTCCGCCGTGCCCTGCCAGCCACCACCGCGCAGGCCGGCAACCACGACCGCCAACACATCGCGGGTGCGGAACGACCGCCCCTCGAACCGCTCGACCAGTTCGATCAGCGACCCCGCCTCCAGCGCCGCCTCCAGTTCGGCCAGCGCCCCCAGCGTCAGCCGCGCCACATGGCGACGGCCGTCCAGCCACAGCGCCACCTCGCCCGCCCAGGGGTTCGCCATCAGAGCGCCGTAAACGTCAGCG